GATGAGTCCTGAGTCTGCTGCTACATGGATGAGTAAATTTGCAAAAGAAAAGGGTCTAGAAAAAACTTCTGATGATGGTAAGTCTAAACTTCCAGATTATGACCATGTGTTGATTTCCAATGAATTGAAAGATAACAATGGCATGTCAACAAAGAAAGTTAATAGGGCAATTACTATTGCATGGCAAAGATACGAAAACGAGCTCGTTTTGCAAGAGTCTGATAATCTTATAGACTTTAGTGAGGAAGGTTTGAGAACAAATCCTGAGTTAAAAAAGAAATATGATTCTAAAGTTGCAGAATATACTAACACTAATGAAGAACATCATTATGATTGGGTGTATAAAATTTCAGCTGATATCTTTAAGATGGGTAAGGTCATGGAAGAAATTAGAAGGAAGAAATATAAAAAGAATGGGTTGGTATTAGTACACTTTAAGACAATGGATCAGAGGAGTGGTAAAATATACAAGGGTTATAAGGCAACCTTTGAAGAAGATTTGGAACATCTTATTTCTTCTGATTACAACATCATGATACAACACCTCCCATTGACTACGAGTGAGTGTAAGGCAGAAGGTTACATTGATTAAAAAACTTCTAGTAGACCATATTAGAAACAACGTGCCAGACAGTGAGGTTGCCGTCTTACTGTCTGGCGGTGTTGATTCTGTCAGTGTAGGTCTTGCAGCTGAAAGTGCTGGTAAAGAAGTTCATGCCTATAGCTTTTACTTAACACCCTTTAAATATAATGTAAAAGAAAAAGATAAATTGGTAGAAAAAACTGGTGGTGGTGTGTCATATGATTTTGTAAAGGCAGCAGAGGTTGCATATAAAAGAAACTGGAACCTCACTCCCATAGTTGTTCCTACAGACAATCTTATACAAGATTGGCATAGACTTGTTAAGTTGAAATGTAGAAAGAAAACTCATTTTGAGTGTGTCTTTCCATTTCTATATGTTTACCCAGAGATAGAGGAAGAGTATGTGCTGACAGGCTGGGGTGCAGATGGTTACTTTGGGCCCAGTAAGAAAGCAATGATGCGATATTCCAGTTACAAAAAGAAAAGAAACTATGTAAAATATTGTAAAGAACACAACCAGAAAAGATTAAACTGGAATGAATTTAGGCTGGCATATTTGGATGGTGATTGTGCTGGTCTAAAAGAACATACCAATCTAGCCACTAAACATAATAAAATTCATGTAACACCTTACCTAGATGCAGATGTAAAAGAACTTTTGATGAGTAAAAGTTACGAAGAGTTGAACAAACCCAAACAAAAATATTTTATTAGAAGGGACTTTACAGAATTTAAAAAGTTTGGTATAATAAAACCTCATCAAAATTTACATTTGGGTGCTGGTGTAGATAAGATATTTGAGACACTGCTAAATAACCCAGAGATTAACTTTAAGAATAGAAAAAGAATGATGGATGTGAGTAGGGATTGGAACAATGGTGTATTACCCATATAATTTACAGGATGTATATGACGCATCTGCACAGAATAAATTTAAAGTCATATCAACTTTCGCTGGTGGTGGTGGTTCATCCACTGGATACAGACTTGCTGGCGGTAAAGTTCTTGTTATCAATGAGTTTGTAGAGGAAGCACAAAAAACCTATGCAGAAAACTACCCTGATACAGTAATATTACCCGGCGATATCAAAGAACTATCCGGCAAGGACTTTCTTAATGCAGCTGGTGTGAGTGAGGGTGAGATTGATATCTTGGATGGCTCTCCGCCCTGCTCAGCGTTCTCTGTGGCCGGTAAATTGTCACATAATGTACATGAGGAGGAACATGTGGATTTGTGGGGTAATGTGACTATAGAGAAAGTTCCCGGCAAACATTCTGATGGCTGGGGGCAGACTAAAAATTATTCTGATGGTAAAATAGTCGCAAATATCGAAGACTTGTTTTTTGAGTTTCTACGAGTGGCTGAAGAGATTAAGCCAAAGGTTATTATTGCAGAGAATGTCAAGGGTCTTACGATTGGAGAGGCAAAAGAATATTTCAACAAGATACTTAACAAGTTTGAAACCATTGGGTATGAGGTTTGCGCTCAGGTATTGGATAGTCGATACTATGGTGTATCTCAAACAAGAACCCGTGTAATCTTTATCGGTGTAAGAGAAGATGTTGCTGCAAAGATAGGATATAATTTTATGAATGTCTCACAGATATTTCCTGAGCCAGATAGAAAAGTTATTCCTGTTAAGGATGCTATGATTAACCTAGAGTATGATAATGAAGAAGTGAGGTATCTAACAGAGAAATTTACTAACACAGCATATTGGAAACAGACTGGCAGTAAGATGCCTATTGACCCTGATAAAGTTTTGACAGGTGGTGATTATCATCCAAAAGGTCATCACTTCAATCTTAAAAGATTGTCGCAGTATGCACCAAGCCCAACTATTACAGCAATGGGTAGTGCGGATACAACTGCGGGCGCATTTCACTGGATTGAACCAAGGAAGTTGACATTAGGTGAATTAAAGCGTATAATGAGCTTACCTGATGATTTTATATTAACAGGTAAATGGAATCAGAAGGCAGAACGATGTGGAAGAATGGTGCCACCTCTTATGATGAAGAGGATTGCATCATCTGTTTATGAAAAGGTATTGGAGAAATATAATGAATCCGTTGAGTGAACAGTTGAGACAACATAATGGTCCAGACGGTTTTAATGATGAGAAAGATAGAGATGCTGTACGAGAGATTTTTCTCACAGATAGAGATTGGTGCGAATATGTTCGAGAATATTTTAAACTAACAGGACCAGCAGATGAATTAAGGGATGACCCACTTGGTGATAGGAAAGTTGATCTTGGGTTATATCGGAAGAATGTATTATTGGGATTAATAGAAGTTGATTATTATACAAAATGGAATCCTGATTGGCCCGATAATTATAGATGGTGCCATGTATTGTGCAGAAAGATACCATATTGGGAACCAACAGGTTTACCCTATATTGGCTGCACATTCAACATGCAGCGTGATAAGATGCTTGTAAGCACAGATGAAATGCAAAAGAAATTTATGCATACGAAGAAAATGAAGAAGGTACAGTTAAATGGAAAATGGGAAGACGATTTGTTTTTAGAAATTCCACTACCTGTTGCTAAAAAGTTTGGAAAGTGGACACCGGAAGAATTAAGGAGAGTTTCATAATGGCTGATTTTACATTTGCACATAGAGAGGAAGGGTTTGATGAACATATTGATTGGAGCATTCGTGGTTATAGTAACCTTCTGGGAGATGTAATCAATTTTTCTCGATATTTTGTAGAGGATGATACTAATGTGGTAGACCTTGGTTGCTCTACAGGTAAGACAACAGAGAAAATGTTGATGCATAATGAGGATCACTGTAAAAGTGCAAATTATATTGGTGTGGAGGTTGCAGAGGGTTTCTTTGATAATTTAGATGCAAGACAAAAATCTTTACAAGAACGAGGAGTTACCAATGTAGATTTTATCAGAGGTGATGTAAGAGATTATGAATTCGGCAACTGCTCGTTGGTAACATCAATTTTTACACTACAATTTATGCCCAAGAAAGACCGTGAGACAGTTATTGGAAGGATATATGATGGCTTGAATGATGGTGGTGCATTTATTTTCGCAGAGAAAATATATACAGAAAACGCATTTCTACAGGACATGCTCACCTTTAACTATTATGATTTCAAGAGACAAAAATTCGACACTCAAGATATCATGGACAAGGAACAAACCTTGCGACATATGCTAAAGCCTAACACATGGAAAGAAATAGAGGCCATGCTCACTACGTCTGGTTTCAAAAGTGTCGAAGTGTTTTGGCAGAACTTTCTTTTTCTAGGTGCAATCGCAATAAAATGAGGATTATATTATGCAAGGGGTTAAGAAACTCTAAAAATATGTTATTTTTTGATTGACAAACCTATCAGAATATGTGATAATAAGATAATGATAATGAAGGAAATGAAGAAATGAACGCAATCTCGATGCAGCCACTTTTAACTGCCCCTGACTACCTGATTGGCCCCTTCTACAGCATGGTAGATAATCCTAATTTTTCTGCCAGGACACAAGAAGCAAAATTGCTTGTTGGTGTGACGGGACAGGGTAAAACCCACTATACCGCTACAAATTTTACTCCGTATCTATTTGATAAACATGATATGGACTTGGTTGTTTACACCTATCCACAGAAAGAAATCCTAGACACGGGAGAGTGGTTTCAAGGTTTGACAGCCACAAAAACTCCTGGCACACAACTTGTTTTCGGGAATGCCCGTCAAGCGATGGATTACTTGAAAGCCGGTGTAAAAGTCATCTTTCTCACAACACACCGTGGTTTTGTGGTTGAACCTACGGGTAAAGAATTAATTAAGTATTTGAAAAAGTCCTCAAAGAACTTCGCAATTTGGGTTGATGAAGCGCACTCTTGGATGATTTCAGATCTGGCTAACTATAAGAAAGGTACGGGCAATAATATAAGCGTATATGAGGCCACATTGTTTACCGCACTACAGGAATTGTCTGTTAAGACACCTTATATCTTTGGTCTTACGGCTACTCCAAATCGTGAAGCAAAAGGTGTTATAACACCAATTGGTGATATGAAGCTCTCTGTCATCAATGATTTTCCACCAAAAGAATTGTTGATATCCTCTACGTCTTGGTTGTCTAGCACATCATTTTATGATCCCAAGAGTCCAAATGCAGAGTGGGAGATGTGGGATTTGGTGGAAGCTGCCGTTATAAAACTCTACAATGACTATTTCAAAACAGGCATCAAAAAAACAATGATGGTTTCTGTAGGTAATGAAGGTTGTCGCTCTGGACTAGATTCGGATTTTGTCAAGAGTCAACTTCTACGCATAATTGACAACAACGCTCTTGCAGCAAGAAATGAGAGAACCATTGCTGTTATGACCAGCAACAAGCAAAAGACTGGCACATTCTCTTATAATCGTCCTAAAGCAGCCACTGATGATGACGAAAATTCAATCAAGGAGAAGTTGATTGATCAAGAGGACGCACTAAGATTTGTCATTGTCAAGCAAAAGGGTAGAATGGGAATGAACGTCTCTACTCTTGGTTCTCTTGTTTATTTGAAAACTCCTGATAGAAAGGATGACCTTGGACCATTTACAGAAAGTCCCATACAAATTATGGGACGCCTTGTAAGGTTCAATACGGGCATTGATAAGGATGAGTTTGTAGAAAAATATGGTTATGATTTGACAAAATATGTGAGAATTCTTGGTCGTAAACAAAAGAGTGATCTCGTTATAGCTAATTCTATTGACATGGTTTTACCTAAAACTGATATGTGGGTTGAAGCTTCAGATACATTTGCAAAGATATATGTGTCATCTGTTCAACAAGCAAAATCTTGGATGCGCTCTTTGTAATTCATAATATATATCTATATGGTGTAATAGAGGGGGAGTTAAGGAAGCTCCCCTTTTTTACTTTAAGAAGGAATTAATATAATGAATGAAGAACTGCACTGGTTCTGTTCAGATAGTGGCCACAGAGAAGCATTTGTATACTACAATAAATATGCGAAAGAATACCAAGTCAAGATGACAGAGGTAGAAAAGAGTGGAAAG